CTGGAAATCCTCTCTGACCTATACATATCCTTTGTGAGTGTTGGAGCAGCCATTTTTTCTCCTAGCTCTCGGTCTCAAGGTTAGGTGAGGGAGAGTGCCGAGAAGTACCGTTTTCCTCTCCCCCACACGCCACTACGGAGCGATCATCAGATAGCTGAGCGGGAAGTCACCATCAGTGCCTGCCTCAATGCTCATAGCAATCTGAGCACTAAGACCAGCAGCAGTCTGAATGTCAGACTCACCCTCTTCAAGCCCTCTGATGAGTGAGCTATCAACTGTGCAGGTAGAGCCAGTCAGGAGAGCTGCAGGCCCCCAGGTCTGGCACCAGAAGTAGTAGGTAGAGGTAACGTCAATCAAGCTCACCCCTACTGGCATACCCGCTGCAGTGGTTGCAGGGGTATGAACAGTACGAGCCCAGAGGTTAGCAGTAAGGCTAACCTTGCAGTCAGCAGTGACCGCCTTGTAGATGTCATCATACAAAGTGATCTTCAAAGGGCCAGCAGCTGCCTGAGTAGGATGAGACTTGATTCGGTAAGCAACACCAGCACCATGGGCGTTAGTATCACTTACAACAGTGGCCCACCCATTTGCAAACCTATTAGCAGTCTGCGCAGTGGTGAGTGTAGTGACTGTGAGGTAGTCCTGCCCAGCAACCGCAGCGGCCACTGCCAGGTCTATCTGCGCTGTAGTCACAGCACCACCAAGGGGGGCGCTAGCGAGGAGCCAGCCCTGATTAATGGCAGCACCCGCACTCGAATACCTGAACACCCTATCCCCAAGTTGGAGACGAGTGCCTACAGGGATAAGAGGCGTAGCGCTCTCCTCGTAGATGTTCTGGGGAGGAATAGACGAACCTCGCCCTGAACCCCAAATCTTAGACATCTCTCACTCCTCTAGTCGAGAGCTTCTCAGTACAGTGCTAAGTAGTCGCCTACTCAGCTATGGTGTAGATGACCCCATTCTTCGCAAGCGAGTTGCAAATGAGGTTGCCTGCACCAAGGAGGTGGTGAACCTTGTCGCCGGGCTGATCGTAGATCGTCTCGGCATCGCCAAGCTGGAGCCACTTGCCAGGGTCAACCACAAACCGCAGGTTGTGCGAGTTGAGGAAGTACATATACCCAGAGGGGCAAGAGGGCGACCAGACGATGGGCACACCCTTGAAGGAGAGGTCACCAAACCCAAGATCAGCCATCTTCCTGTCAGACATCGCTATGCGCCCTATAGCCAAACACTCCTCCTCATAGAGCTCATAAGTAGCCTGGTCAGTGATGATGATGTCAGGGAAACGAGTGACGCCCTCACCAAGGAGCCCACAGTCGTTGAACATCTTCCTCATCCTCTTGATGAGGTACACACTTGCAGCCTCGCCACTCATGTTCTTGACATTCTGGCGCCACCAGGGGTAGGTTGCCCTACTGAGGCCGCCAATCGTGAGGGTGAGGTTAGTGGTAGAGATGATGTTCCCAAGGCCATCAGGGGCTAGACCATCATCAGAGGTTCCATCGCCAAACAGCTTCGACTCAAGGTAGTCGATGACGCTGCTTTGAAGGTTATCAATATCTGCGGTAACCTTCTTGATCTCCTGGGCCTTGCCAGCATTCTGCTGCTCCTCAACCCAGTAGCGGACGATGTGGCCGGTGATGTACTTCCAGTTCCACTGAGTTGTAGTAAGATGGTCAGTGGCCTGGAGAGTAACAGAGGTACCTTTGCCGATGCCTCGGACTGTCGCATTCTTGGCGTACTCCAGAGGCTCCTCAATCCAACGCCCACCTGTCTGTGTATCCCTACGACCATTCTTAGTCATAAGGTAGTAGAAGGGGGTAGCGTTGAATATTTGGTTCTCGATGTCACCGACACGCAGCTGCCATGTAGTAGTATACATCTCGCCGCGTGTGTCGGTAAATGTTGGGGCAGCCATCTAGATTACTCCTTTTCAGTCCCATGCACCTTCCTATAGGCGAGCTGCACAGCCTCGTCCTTAGAAAGGGCACGGGGGCGAGTTGTGGAGGATGGTACACCTCCACGTTCAGTCGCTGCGTCTAATTCAGTACGAGCACGCTTCCTATCCTCAGCCTCCTTAGCCTCGCCAGCATCTCGGAGGTCACGTTCAACCTCCTTGTAGACACGCTCAGCTCGCCAGCTGGGGTTCTCTTTAGCCTTCACGTAGAAAGCATCGAGGTAGTCCTTGTCAGCCCACTTCTGTTCAAGGTCAGGGTGGCGTATCTTGCACAACTCAAGGTCCTGAGTTATGGTAGCCTTTGCATGTTCAATCTTCAACACGCGGAGCTCCTCAGCAACCTCTTCCCTGGCCTTCTTGAGCTCACCCAAGGTCTTTTTAGTTACATGCTCAACGAGTTGCTTCCCTCCCATCCTATCGAAGTCAGGCTCTTCCTCACTGGCCTCGCTCTTCTCATCCTCCCTACCCCGCTCTTTAGCGGCTAGGAAGTCGAGATAGTCCTGGGAGAGTGTAACATCGTCTTGTGCCTGTAGACGCCTCTCAAGCTCCCGATTCGCCGACTTGAGAGATGAAAGCTCCTTCTGCACAGCCGCAAAGTCTGATGCAGATGGTTGGGCGGAATCGCCAGCGCCCTTACCACTTTCGCTTCCCATGGGTTTTTCGCTACCCATTTACTTCTTCTCCTTTGCTAGAGACTGACGGTAGACTTGGTACTGACGTGATACAGCTCTATGGGCATTGTCAATGTCACGCCCCACTATAGAGCCGAAGAAGGTAACAACTGGTTTCTGCCCCTCACAGAGGGATATGTGTATCTTACCTTCCCTGGGGGGCTTCACCACAGCAGGCTTAGCCTTCTCCTTAGGAGGAGCCTCAACCTTCACCTCTTGTTCTACTGTCGCCATACCGCCTCCTTTACATGATTACAGGCAAGCCCCTACGCTTATTCTCTTCTACGAATTGACGCCTACTCTCAACCATCACTGGTTCAAGGCCGAAGTTCTCACAGAGGAAAGGCTTGAAAGTGTGCCCTGCAGGGGCCTTATACACACGCCTAGCAAGCCTGTTGCACACTGGACACCTCACCTCATTACGCTCAGCCATCTTTACATTCCTCTCGAACTCCTTGGCAGAGGGGCAAGAGGCACAGATGTAGTCGTATGCAGGCATTATCCACCCCTAGGCATAGCGCCGAGAGGGGGATTACCAGCCTGGGGTGCCATCTGCATGTTCCTCTGTAGCAACTTCCTAAGCTCATTAGGGTTAGCAAGCATCTTCTGCTGACCCTGGAAGAACTGTTCGTAGGGCATAGGGGCAGCCGTTGTTTGCTGTGCAGTGGGCAGTACCCTGTTTAGGTCAAGCCAATCAAACTCCCTCAGCAGCATCTGCATGAGGTAGTCGATGTTTACGCGGGGGTTGCTGCCAAGGGCCTGTATCATCTGCATTAGGTCCTGCCTACGTAGCTGCTTCGTCTGAGGGGTCATACTCTCAATATCCACCTTCAGTGTATACTCACCTCTTATGGCATCAGCAGAGTACTTGACCCAGTAGATGGCACCATCGAAGCCAACTATCTGCGCCACCCTCTCCTTAGTCCAGAACTTGAATACTATTTGCATAACCTTCCTCATCATGTTCTGGAGGAGGTCAGCCATAGCATCCCTCTTCTCATCCATCCTAATCTCTTTAGCCATCTGCACTATCTGTGCCTCAGTGGCAGTTCTACGAGAGGAGGTTTCGACCTCACCCATAGACTGTCTACCAAGGCCTACCAGCTCCCTTACGTCACTCCTAATCACATCTGGCCACTGTAGGAGATCGGGAGGGATGTGGGGCTGGAGCATCATTATCTTGTCACCCCCAGGGGGCTCCTTAGAGAAGATGAGAGGCATGACCTTAGCACTTAGCAACTTTTCAGCCTCCACTGGACTGATGACACCCTCCTGCACAATCATCTTCAGCAACGCTACTCTCCTGTGGAGCATGGCCTGTGTGCGTGCCTCATTTATCTCAAGCTGCTGAGGCTCAAATATCTTCACATCTGGGGTGGACCAGTAGAACTCAGGGTCATCGTTGAAGCTTAGGTCTATGTAGGGCAAGCCCTCTATCTGCAGCACATCCTGGAGAGGGCCACGGATGATACGAGTCTCGTCAGGGCCGGTGGGGAGTATTACTAAGCGCTCACGTCTCTTAGCATCACTTATTTCGTGGAGCTCAGCAATGTCTGTCTCTTTAGAAATGTCTCGGTAGAAGCGGGCCTTATTCTTGAAGTGGAGAGACTTCTCTATGTGGGTGCCTTTGAGGTCACGCACCCCACTGTACTTGGGGTCTAGACGCACGTCCCTCACAGGTCTCAAACAGATATGATCTACCCACTCACAACTATCTAGCTCATTGGCACCAAAGGGGACGAGGAACATATCAGGGTCCACCCTGCCCACCCAAGGCATCCCAGGCTTTATGTTGTTGTTGTACTCGATGCGCTCCCTACCATCCCTTGAGACTGAGGTGGCAGTGGCATCCTCAATGCCCGCCTCAGCCATAACCTCATTGATGGCGTATCCGAACTCGCTGTCATAACCCAGCTTGATTATGCCCCTGCCAGAGAGCATAGTATCAAGGCAGACCATCTTAGCCACCTTCTTTACATTCATCTCCTGCACAAGCCAATTCACTACTGACTCAACCATCTTAGCCTGCACATCAGCCCCAGACTCCTGCTGCCTGTTGCCCATCCTCGGGCTTACCATGATGTAGGGGTTTCGGAAGTAGATGTTAGGGATAACTGTGTGGATGATGCCGTAGGTGAGGTTGTAGGGTAGGTAGGGTTGGCCCTCAACGAGAGCAGGGAAGTCACCGCGAAGGTAGGCACGATAGGTGGCCCAGTCCCTCCAGGCACTGTAGTCCTCCTTGTAGCGGATGGCTTGGTCTACGAGTGCCATCCACCGCTCAGCGTCCGGCGTACCTTTGTATAGATCATCTTGAGTGACTAACATCTCAGCCATACTACTTCTTCTTCCTCTGACTGGCCACTACACTAGCTAGAGTGGGCTGCTCACTCGTCTTTACTTCCCCGGGGTAGGACTTACCACCCTTGTAGCAGATGTGTATATACCTGCCACCTGAGAGGGTCTTAGTCCTAACCCTCCCTCCTGCTTTCACACAAGCCTCAAAAGCCTTAGGCATTGCATAGCTCCTGTCAGGGGTTGCATTGTAAAATATTTACAATGCAGCACTACCTACGTCTCCTCATACTCTACACTTAGGATAGAGTTGGTGCCTGTGAGGACAGCGTAGATGTCTGTGGTGAACTGTATAGGTGTAGGGAAGGTACACCTAATATAGGAGTCACCTGCCGCAGTTGTACTCAATATATTTCCATCTTGCCACCTTGCAGTACCTCCACTCCCACCATCTAGGAAGGTGACAGAAGCATTAGCGTCTGTGCCACACTTCAGGGAGTAGCCATGCAGCCTACCCGGAGTGCCTACAGTAGTTACCACCCCACTAGATGTGAGTTGCTTAGCGACTGCTGCCAACTTGCTCATATCCTTACTCCACTCTTTTGGTCCTTAGGGCGCCCCTCCCACCTACTCGCATCTATCCCAGGCACACCAAACATGGAGTAGATGGAAGGCTGGCGAGGGTTGGTAGACTTGACTATCTGGTTGAAGTCGAATGTGCTACCCCTACGATGCTCCTTAGGGGTAGAGGGTTGTGTAAAGTCAGGCACCTGGAAGTTGTCCATCACCTGCCATGCCAATGCATCTATGATATCATCATGCTTCCCCATAGGGAATTGGTAGAGCTCACTCTCAAGTTCATCCATCCCATGCCTTATCCTCAGCAGCCCATTCTCATCTACCGGCTGTAAGCGCATAATTCTATCACTCTTAGTCTTCCCCCTCGTTTTTACCTCCTCAATGATGTAGTACTTGCTCCTCTTAGCTGTCTCAATCCTAAAGCCTGCAGCAAGGTGGGGGTACCTATCAACCTCAATACGTATACGCTGTGCGTGGTCCTGGTCTGCTAAGTCAAGGGTGTGATTGATGAGCTGTGCATCTGTGTACCTCCCCCTCCTATACCTTCTCACGTATAGGCCCTGCTTAGAGGAGAGTGCACTAAGCGCCACTGAGAAGTCCTGTGAGCTCTTACCAGTGGGGGGATCAGCGGGGTCCACTGTTACAGTCACAGTCCCATCCTGCGGCAACTCCTCTTCCTCGTAGTAGTGGGTCCACTCATGCCTGAACTTCATCTGCTCCCCCACCAGCGGTGAGTTTAGGTAGAGGGCAGAGTACATGTAGGGCCCCATATCTTCCCTAATCGACTGAAGGGCTGCCTCAGTGAACCTCTTGTAGTTGGGCTTCCCTGTATCTGACACTGCAGGCCTATCAAAGGCTACGAACCTACTCCTATGCTCAGCTATCTCAGTTTTGATGTGATTGATTAGGTCGTAGAAGGCCCACCTAGTGCCAATGACTATCCTCTGACCAGAGGTAACATCAATTAGGAGCGGCATAGTGAGCTTGTGAAAGCCAATGGCCTTCTCTATATCCTCCTTACTAGGTAGTAGTTCCTCACCAGAGAGCTCATCCTTCTTCGGCGCTACAGTATCATCTTCAATGATTAGGTCATAGTGCCTACGAATGATGTTTGAGCCTACTCCTGCAGCCTCAAAGGTGCCCTCAGGGTAGTCGTTGGTGCGGTTGATACACGCGCACCTATCACTCCACCTCACTTTATCAAACCTTGGGATGATCTCAGGGAAGAGCACTTGTAGGGTCTTATTCCCCTCTACCATGCCCTTTATTGAGTGCACCGTCTTTTCAGCGTTAGGGCTAGTATTGCATACCACTATAGCCCTCACCTCTGGGTCTACTATGGCACGCCAGAGAGGGTAGAGGGTGGCAGCAATTGTAGTCTTTAGGTGAGTACGAGGCATCACAACCAACCTATCTGGTGCCTCTACCCCCACTATCCCATCTTGAAGGAAGTCACACAACTCCCCGTGGAAGTTCTCGTCGTACCACTTAGGAGCAAGCATAGTTTGACAGAAGTACTTGAACCTCTCCCTACAGAGGTCTCTGATGAGCGCCACCTGCTCACCACTAAGTTGTACTTTATCCTTTGCCATACTCTCACCTACTCACCACACTGGGGGTTGTGGCGCATCGGCCCTGGAGGAGGAGCTTAGGTAGCTAAATCAGGCTTACCCACCTTCTCACTCTCTTTTCCCTTACCTCTCATCTCCCTTAGCGCTGTCTGCAGCATAGCGAATACATCACCATCTGCCTCCATCGTCATCGACCCCTCAAACTTATCAGCTGTCTTTACTCCAGCTCTATCTAGCAGCTCAGCGGCACTCTTCATCTGCACCTGCTCACTCTCCGCCCCATCCCTCAACTTCACTAGTGTCTCAATACTCTCCTTTATCTCCCCCTCAAGGCGAGTCCTAAAATTGAACTTCACCTCATCTACCAGCACCCCATCCATTGCATCTTGTAGCTTATTCAACTCCTGCTTGAAGAAGGGCGAGGAGGCTACTTGCCTAGCGGTGAGGAGTGTAAAGCCTGACTCCCTCGCTGCCTCATCCATTGGAGTGCGTATCGCGAGTAGGCGCATAAGCTGTCTATGCTTACTATTCAACTTCGCGGGATACACATACTTCTCCCCATGCAGCCCTGCCATCTTCTTCACCCTCATA